GTGCTGCTTGATCGACTGAGACATGTTGATCTCGTCGTAGCCCAGCACGCCCATGCCCATCATGCCGTTCTTGAACTGGCGGCTGATGGTGTCGGTCGGGTTGAACAGGCCCTTCATGCCTTCGACGAGGCCCGCGTTGGCGGCCGGGTTCACGGTCGCGTAGCGCGGCGACATCACGGCGGCCGACTCGTTCAGCTTCTGCTGGCCCTGGAGCAGCACCAGAGAAGTGGCCGGGGTCGTGCCGGGGGTGCCGACAGACTGGAAGACCGACTTGTAGGCGTTGGCCACGTCCGCGTCGATGCTGGACGCGAGCTGCGAGATACGAGGCTTCAGCACGCGCTCTGCGAAGTCGTCGAGCTGCATGGTGAGTTCGGCCGAGGTGAAGTTCACACCGATGTGCTTCTGGCTGGAGACCGTCAGCGTGGTGAACTGCTCGTTGTCGTCCTGCACCTGGAGGGCCGCGCCATCGGTCACCAGCGCGCGGTCCGGCAGACGGATGCGGAGGGTAGAGCCGATCTTCGCGCCTTCGACGGCAAAGCTGTCGTCGTACTGGCGGTTGACGTTGCGGGTGAGGACGAGGTTGTTCTCAAGGATCTCCAGGGCCTTCCTGGTGATCATGTCGATAGTAAGAAGCGAGTTTGCCATCTCAAAGGATCCTTAGCGGTTGCGTGTGGCTTCCCACTTTTTGATCTGGCGCAGGCGCTCGGCCTCAATCCACTCCGACGTAGACATGTTTTTGACGGAACGGGGGTCCGTCGTGTCGTAGCCAGGCGTGGACGTCGAGCGAGCCGTCACCGGAGCAATAGGGGCCGGGGCGGTTGACGTTTTCTTGACCGGCGGGTCGGCGGCCAGCTTGGCCTCAATCCTACCGATCTCCTTGGCCTGCATAAACGGAGCTAGGTTGGCGATACGCGCAGACTCCTTCGGATTGGTCCCCAACCAGTAGATGATGTCGGGTCCAACGTCGGAAGCCTGGATGGTCTGGGCCATGACATCAGTCACAGGAAGGCTGGGGTTGTACGCGACCTGTTCAAAGTCGTCGTACTTGCCGCGAGCGGCTTCCTCTTTCTCATGGTAGGCTTCAACCACCTTAGCCTGCTGCTGGGCCGCCTCACGATGGCGAAGCAACTCCTGCGCTTTCTGCTCGGCCAGGGCCTCTGCGTACTTGGCAGCGTTGTCGAAATCGTCAGGTGCCGGAGGATTGACGGGCACCGCCCGCTTCGCCTCCAGATCGGCCAGTTTTTGGGCTTGCTCTCGCTCCCATTTCCGCTGTTCGCGGGCAAGGCGCTTGCCGACAATCGCGTCCAGTTCCTCCTGACTGAAGGTCTTGGACGCCTCGTTCGGCGTTTCAGCCGGCGTAGAAACGTCAGACGCAGGCGCCGCCGTGGTCGCCTGTTCCGGCGCGGTCACTTCCGCTAGGGTGTTACTATCTTCGATAGACATTTTCGATCCTTACGATCCCTGGTGAACCGCACCAGTACGGACGCCGGCCAGCGCCTTAGCGCCGGCCGGAAATCTTACGCCGCAGGGGCGTCCCACGGCAAAGGCGGCGTGACGACCGGCGGGTTGGCAATCGCCGCAAGCTGGGCGGCCACGTTGTCGGTCAGGGCCTGCACCTGCTCCGGTCCAAGCGCGGCCTGCACCCAACCGACCACTTGGTCCTCGGTCAGATCCTCGTAGGGCGTGAAGGGTGCGCCCTCCTCGTAGGTCAGACCGACGCTGCCGTAGACGGTCGCGGTGTTAACGCCGTCCGTGCCGTTCAGCCGCCAATGCGCGACGAACACCACATCGGTGTGGCCGTCCTTTTCCGGGTAGCGGTCAAGCTGCTCGATGACCCAGGCGTAGGTGTCAGACATCAGCGGGTCTCCAGCGTTGCGATGCGGGCTTTGAGCGCGTCGTTCTCGGCCTTCAGTTCCTGCACAGCCTTGACCAGCACCGGAATGAGCGTCTGGTAAGACACGCTCATGTATTCCGGCCCTTGATGGACAACGCCTTCCGCGTAGGGCTGGTCGGCCAGCGCCTCTTGCAGTTCCTGCGCGATGAAGCCGGGCTGAAGCGAGCGATCCTTCGACCAGCTTTCCTTGTAGCGGAACTGCACGGGGTTCAGTTTGGCAACAACGTCCAAGCCAGAAGTGATAGGCGCGATGTCGTCCTTAATACGCGCGTCGGAGCCGTTGACGTATGCTCCCGCGCCCCACACGCCCGTGCCGTTGACCTGAAGGTTGAACGCCCCCTGGTCACTTGTCCCGGCTATGTAAACCTCGCCGCCAGAGGTGATGCGGGCGCGTTCGGTGTTGTTGGTGCCGAAGATTAGCGGGAAGTTGCTCGCGACATTAACATTCGCGCCAAAGCCGCTGATGTAATCAACGAAAAGGCCCGCATCTGCACCCGCTGCCAACCGAAGGACAGGGTTAGTCGCGTTGTACAGATGGAGGGTTGAGTTTGGCGACGACGTACCGATGCCGACGTTGCCGCTGGCGGCGATCCGCATGCGCTCAACGGCAGAACCGGCGCTGTTGTTGAAGAAAATCCAGTTGCCCGTGTCGTAGTTGATGAAGCCGTTCGCATCGTTGGTCGTCTGCAAATTGAAGCGGGCAGCGACAGAACCCGTGCTCTGGATGATCTGCGTCGTGATGCCGCTGCTGCCCGCAACATGGAGCCTTGCCCCAGGCGACGACGTGCCGATGCCGACGTTGCCGTCCACATTGAGCGCGCCAGCAGCAACCGTGCGGCCCGCCGTCAGGTCGGCAACGCTAACCTTGTCGGTCGTGCCGCCCTGCACAATCGGCAGTACTTCCGTGCCCGCAAGAGGCGTGCTGGCCGCAGGAAGGGCAGAAATCTTGACGTCAGCCATGGGGCTACTCCAGCAAAATTAAACCGCCATTTTCTTGAACGAGGTTATCCCCGTTCTCAGTCTCTAAATTACCTTGCGCTTGGTCCGGCCCATAGCCAGAATAGAACGAAATAATGCTACCAAGTCCGATAGCAAGCCCGTTCCGCAGCGCACCGGCAAATCCCACGGCCTAGGCCCTGTTAATCGGTTTGCAGTAAACCGTACCATCCGTAGACACCCGAAGGGCGCTGACGCGCCAGACGCCGCTGACGGTGAGCGGGACCGCAAAAGGAATGGGGGTCTGAGCGGGGATGGGCGTGCTGGCCGTCGTAGCCACAGCGCCTTCGCCCACCTCGACGTAGCAGGCTTGGTCAGACCAGATGACGACGCCCTGCGGCCCCGCGTTCCAACCCGTCGTGTTACCTGCGGTCCCGGTGTAGGACGCGGTCTGGGCCGGAAAATCGGCCTTGGCCAAAGGCTTCAGCAGTTCCATCGGTGCGACGTCCTTAAGCAAGGAACTTGAGCTTATACAGCGTAGAGAGATACAACGCGACAATTTCGTCAACGATGTTCTGCAACGCCGTATCGCTCTTGTCCATGACTTTGTAGCGCATGTCCTCGATGTCCTTAAGGTTGTCCTCAAGGAACTCGACGATGTTGTTGGTCTTTTTGGCCGACATGAGCGCAATCGGCCCGATCAGCCCGTGCCGGCCCTGGTATGCCTCGGCCAGCGTGTCCGCGAGGTCAACCACGCCCTCGTAGAACTTCCCCAACGCCTTGTGCTTGGCGTAGCTGCGGGTGTTCAGATGGACGGAATGGGCCGTATCGCGGGCCAAAAACAGCGTTCCGATGAACTCAGCGCAGTTACTCATCACATCGGCCCTCCAGGGGGCATTTGAGGCGGCATACCGCCCATTTCGGGCTCCATAACGGGCATCTGGCGCTCCATCGGGGTGTCTCGGCCCACAATGTCGCCCGTGTCCATCGCCGCAGCAATGGTTCCCATCACGATGTCCTGGATCTGCTCCGGCGTCATGCCCGCCTGGACGGCCGAAATGCGCTTCGTCTCTGCGTCATACGCCTTGATCTGCACTTCTTGGGCTTCGATGGACTGCTCAACGCGCTGGAGCATCCCAACAACTTGGTTCAACTCCTTCGTCAGCGCCTCGATCTGCATCTTGGCCATCTGCATCTCGGGCGACTGATCCTCGCCTTCCATGACCTTCGGGTCGATGATCTTGGCGAAGCGTGCGGCCATCTCCTGCGCGCCCGGCCAGTCCATGTTCTTGATGAACAGGTCGCCGGCAACCGACCAGAGCTGCGGGTTGGACTGAAGCAGCATGGACATGGCGTCCAAGGCTTCCTGGCGCTTGGTCATGTAGCCAGGCCCGGTGGTCACGCAGACGTCGTAGGTGCCGACCGACGGGTTGTAGATCTTGTCGATCACCAGCCCGTTCTCGTCGCGGATCTCCTTCACGGGCTCCGGCTGCGTTGGGTTGATGCGGACCATGCCAACCTCGCCGTCGAGGCCCACGATGCGGGCCACGCGGGCGGTGTCGTAGATCTTCGGGATCATATCAACGAGCTGGCGCGTGACGTGGCGGATTGCGCGGGAGAGGTTATCGACGAAGTGATACGTCCCGGTGTCGCCCTGCTTCTCGCGCGCCAGAATGGCCCTGCCAGACCGCTCGTTGCTTTGGGCGCCGAGGCTGCTGTCGTACTGGCCCGTGGTGGCTTTGATGTCGTCAGAGGCCCCCAGCTTGGCCTGGATGAGCCCGGTCTGGGCCAGCGGCGGCGGGGCGCGCTGCGGCAGCGGCAGGACCGCGCCAGCGCCGTCTGTGACGTCCGGGTTGACCTCCAGGTACGGCCAGTTATTCGTGTTGGCCGTCTTCCATTGCATTTCGTAGCCTTCAAACTGGCCGCCGTAGCCAATGAAGGGCGCCTTGGGCGCTAGGGCCAGCATCTCGGCCTCCTGGCTGACCCAATAGTTGTACATGCGTTGGGCGTCCTTGGCATTCCGCACAAGGCCCGAGACGTAGAGCTGGCCGTCCACTTCGAACTCGTTGCCGACGACGCGCACGACCGGAATCCACTTGCCGGCCCAGTCGCGCTCCTCCAGCACTTCGAAGCCGTTGGTCTTGATCCACTTGCACTTTTTGCGGTCCACCTTGCGGGTCCGCAGCGGCTTGCCGAACATGGCCTTGAGGGCCTTGTCCTGCGGCGTGCCGGCGAAGGCCGTGATGTTGTCCGGGTAGAGGTTCAGCGTCGCGTCTTCATGCTCGTAGTAGAAGTACTCCGCGATGCGGACCATATCCTCCGACAGCCATTGCGACAGGCTTTGGTCGCCCACGCCCTGCGTCATGAGGCTTGAGATAGGCGCCGCGTCCGGGAACATCCGCTCGTAGTCGGCTTTGCTGACGTCCTCGGTGATGAAGCACCACTCAGCGTCGGAGCCGCAGGGATCCTGGATGGTGGGGTCCATGTAGACCGAGAAGGCGTTGCGGACGCGCCCGATCTTGATGTCCTGGTCGAAGCTGTCTTCGCGGCAGTACTCGGTCAGAAGGCGGATGTAGCCCTCGCCGTAAGTGACTTGGTTGTCGCAGGCGGTGTCGTAGGCGACGTCGGCGTCCGAGATGTACTCGATGTGCCGGACCATGCCGTCAAAAATCTCAGCCACGCGCACGTCAGCGCGGTCGTCGGCCGGGATCACCTTGCCCGTCGGGCGGTTCTGGCGCTGCTCGTTCGTCACCTGACGGACGTGTTGCGGCAGCTTGTTGATCGTCAGGCAGGGGCGGGCGTTGATCGTTTGGCCCTGCACCGACCCACGGGTGGCCAGCACGTCGGCAGGCCATTGCCATTGATTGTCCGGGCTACCCGCCATGAAGCGCAGGTCGTCCAGCTCGTCTTCACGGCTGTCCGAGTACGCCGACAGCGCCAGCGTGTAGCGCCGGCGCATGACGGACAGGCGGTCTGCCTCGCCGCTGTCGGAGACGCGTCCGGCAGCCTGTACGTCGTTCGCGGCCATTACTTACCCTTGAGCACCTTGGCGGCGGTGGCCCGAACGTCGAGCTTTGCCGGGATCGAGCCGTGGCAGTCCTTGTGGTAGGTGCCGCTGTTGCGGCTTGGCATCCCGCCGTTGGCCACCTTTGGCTCGCGCGCGTTCAGCTTCTTGATGGGTTCCAGCTTGTTCATCACTTTTTGCCCTTCTTCGCGGCTTCGCGCTTGGTCGAGTACGCGATTGCGACCGCCTGTTTCGGCGGCTTTCCGGCGGCAATCTCAGCCTTCACGTTCTTGCGGAACGCCTCTTTGGAGGTGGATTTCACCAGAGGCATGTCACTTGCCCTTCTTCGCGGGCTTGGCCGTCTTGGCAGACTCGCGGAAGGCCGCCGCGGTGGGCGCGCCCTTGGAGCCCGGCTTCCGCATCTTCTCGCCAGAGCCGGCGGCGATGCGGGCCTTCTTTGCGTGGATGTTGGCGTACAGACCTGGCTTGGCCATCAGCACTTCCACCTTCTCATGCTCGCCTTGGCGCGGTCGGCGTTCTCCGACTTAGCTACCACGCCCGCCATTCTTGAGCAAAAGGATTTCTTACGGGCTTTGTCGGCCTCAGTCTTGGGGCTGGGCGCGGGGGGCTTAAGATTGGAGCCCGTTTCGCGATTGTACTTGGCCCGGCCCTTTGCGGTCAGGCCGGCGCCCTTACTCGTCGGTAGCTTCTCGCCGCGGCCTACGGCCAGCGAAACGCCCTTCTTTGGCATTACGGGCCGTGGATGACGGCGTAGTTCAGCACAAGCGCCTCAGACAGCGCCCCGGCCGTGATGTTTCGCAGCGTGATGGACGCGGAGCCGGCGCCAAGGACGCTGGTGTAGACGTTGTAGGCGCCGGTCGTGCCGCCGTTGACGTTCAGCACAATGACGTCGTTTGCGCTAAGTTTGGCGTTGTTGAACGTAAACGTCACGCTGGTGGTCGCGGCCAACTCTGCGCCGCTAGTGGTGATGCGGCCCATGGAGCGGTTCAGCGTCACAGCCGTGGACTTGCTGGTAAGCTGCGTGACGGTGCCCTGAGCTTCGGCGGTGTAGCCCAGCTCGTCGCCAGACAGGATCAGATCAGATCCCACGATGTTCTGGTCTTCGTAGGCGACGCCAATCGGCTTGGTGTTGCTCGACATGTCCTAAGATCCCATCCAAGACGTCTGTATGCCGCCCGCAGCATAGTTGCGGCGGGGGCCTCTGTCCACATATTCCCGGTGGGCCACCGGAAAGGCGAAGGTGACGGCGATGGCGTCGGCGGCGTCGGGGCTGGCCAGCCCGCGGGCCTTCATGTCCTTCTTGCTCTCCAGATAGATCGTCCCCTTGCTGTCCGGCTTCATCATCGGCCCGGTCAGGTCGTTTTTCAGATAGCGGTCGAGGGGAATGGAGGCGTCCTTCAGCCAGGCCCGCATCTCGCCCCACATCTCAGCGCGCTTGTTGCCCCACATCACCGGGTTCTTCGACTTGTTGCCGAAATTGACCCCCTTGATCTTGTACCGCTGCTCCTTGAGCCGGTCCACGATGCCGGCCCCTAGGCCACCCTCGTCGATGACCACCAGCGCCGGCTTGTACGTCTCGATGGCCTCGATGACGTGGCCGACGACGGTCATGGTGTCGTCGCCCTTGTGCCGCTTGATGGCGATGATGTCGCGGCCCTGGCGCACGGCGATGACGGTGCTGTCCGACCCAAACCGCGCCGGGTCTACCCCGATGATGATTGGCGCCGACGGATCCTTGTGCTGGGGGCGGCGCATGGCGTCGTCCACCACGGACGCCCCGATGAACTGGTCGTCGGATGCGTTGGGGAACTGCCCGTAGACCTCGACGTGGGCCTGGGTGCTGTCCGGCCCGTACTCGTCGATGATCTGCTGATAGACCTGCTTGTCGGTGCCCTCGACCGACCTAGCGTCCACGATCTTCGTACCCCAAAAGTCCCGCTTGGAGTGGAAGCACTCGTAGAAGTACCCCGCGTTGCGGCGGGGGTTGCTGAACGCCAGCCAGAAGCGATGCGGCGTGTTCTCGGTGAAGAAGCCGGCAGCGACCGACCAGATCGTGTCGTCAATACCGCTGGCCTCGTCGTAAATCAGCATTACGCCGTCGAAGTTGTGGACGCCCGCGTAGGCGTCGGGGTTTTCCGCCGACCACAGCCGGCCCTCGACGCCCCAGTAGCGTGTGCCCATCTTGAGGTCGCGCTCGACCAGTTCCGTCAGCCACTTCGCCGGCATGACGCGCGTCGCGCTGACCTCAAACCAATGGCTGTTAAGGCTCATACTCAGCCACTTGGTAATTTCGGCCCAGGTGACGGAGCGAAGCTGCGCCTCGCTGTTGGCCGACACGATGGTCGTCGAGCCGATCCTGGTCGTCAGCATCCAAATGACCAGCCAGGAGACGAGCGCCGACTTGCCGATGCCGCGGCCGGACGAGATGGCCATGCGGAAGGTGTCGAAGTCCACCTTGCCGTTGTTGCCGCGGATGTGGTCAGCCAGGTTCTGCAACACCTCGCGCTGCCACTTGCGCGGTCCCTGGAAGTGTTCCAGCGGCGTGCCCTTCTGCCCCCACGGGAAGGTGAACAGCACGAACTTGAGCGGGTCGTCCTTGATGGCCGGCGTCCACAGCCGGCTCATCAGCTCCATCTCGTCGTCGGGCGAGTACTTAACCGTCTGCACGGGCGGCGTCCTGCGCGGGGGCGTGTTCGATGGTTGCGGCGGCCTCTGCGACCCCTTCTATGACGCGGCGCTGCGCTTCCTGTAGCGCGTTCGTGATCGAGATCGTCTGGTTGACCTCGACCGTTACGGCCTGCTTCGCCACCCAGCCGTGGGTGTGCTTGAGGATGTCGAGCGCCGCCTTGGCGTCGCCGCCCTTGGCCGCATCGTACAGCACGCCCGCCATTTCCAGCTCGCCGTCAGCGCGGCCCTTCTCCTCGGCCAGCGCCGCCAGCGGGTCGAACTCGCATAGCGTGCGGTATTCGGCGGGGCGCATGCCAGCGGCCAGCGCCAGCGTGTCTCCGCGCAGGCCCTTGCGCGCCGCGTTGTAGATGGCCTCCAGCCGCGCTTCCGTCGCTTGCAGCCGGCGCGGCTCGTACGGGAGGGAGAAGATGGTCATGGCCGCTTTGTATCATGTTGTGTGACGCGGAGGCAAAGGGCTCGCAAAAAATAAAAAATTGCTTGCGGCCCCTCCGGCCCTGGACCGGGCGGGGCGCGGGTCCCCCTCCCCCTGGTCGTGTGCATTATACAATCTATTACAGGCAATCCAACGTCTGCACATATGAACAGCTGTTCAACTGTGCAGGTGTTTGTATGTATACGCTACACAATCTATTGCATTCTGCCACGCCAGGCGCGTAGCTGCTGGCGCCAGCGTCTCGGCAATCTCGGCAATGCCGAACGGAGTCAGGGCGAGACATTCAGCGTTCGGCAGTCTCGGCAGTCTCGGCAGTGCCGAGCGAGGTCGGGGCGAGGCATGACGCGGCGGGGGCGTGATGCGGCAGTCTCGGCAGTCTCGGCAGTCTCGGCAGTCTCGGCAGTCTCGGCAATGCCGAGAGGGGTTATTCGACCGCTAACCCCTATAGTATATATAGGTATATATACCTACTATATCCTAAGTATATACATAACAGATGACCGAGATTGCCGAGAACCGCGCTATCACGTTGGAAAAGCGGCGCTTTTTGCCTCGGCAGCCAGGCCGATACCCCGCCGAGAGTTTTCACCGAGACCGCCGAAACCGCCCCGCAAACCGCCGATAACGCGCGCCCCCTGCTAGAATAGAATCCTAGCCCGCCAGGCGCCGGAAAAAATGTGCGTCCGCTGCTACATTTTCTGTTGCATCGGCTGCGATAGGGCTTATACGCTTCCTTTGTCGCAACCGATAAGGGATCAGACAGATGGACCGGCACAACGTTGAACCCTGCCCTGCCTTCGCTGTCATCAGCATGGACCGGCGCGGCGTCGTCTACCAGCAGCCCGCCGCAACGCGCGCGGATGCGCTGGCGAAGGCTAAGGAATTGGTTGCGCTGCGGATCAGCGTGACCGTCGAAGATGCGGCGGGGCGCGTCATCTTCGAACGCTGACGCTCGCGCCCGCGCGCGGTTCCGGCCGCGCGCATGGCGAGCGCCAGTAGCTCGACAACACAAGGGACCGCACGCATGACCCGCAAGCCTACTATCCGGGAAGCCCTTGCAACCCGTCTCGGGCGCGAGCCTACCAACGCGGAAGCGAACGCGGAGGTGCGGCGCGTCCTGCGTGAAGGCCACGACGCTGATCTGATCGCCCGCGCCGAACGCGGCGCCCTGCCCCACCAGCGCAACCGCGCCAGCAAGTGAGAGAAACCGCACCCATGCAAACGCTCGACAACATGACGCAAGCCGCGTGGAACCAACTGTCGCCGGCCGCGAAGGATCGCGCACGCGACTTGTCCGGCCTCACCCCGCAATTGATCGGGCTAGAGGGCGCGCGGGTAGAGGTGGTGGACACCTACGGGGAACGGCGCCGCTTTTGGGTGCGCCGGTCAACCGGGTGGCGCCCCTGTCACATTGAGGTTGCCACTACGCGCAGCCTTGGCGGCTCGCCCGCCGACAACGCCTATCGTTCTGTTCGCGTCATCCGCTGGCGCTAAGAGAGGAACCGCACACATGCATACGCTCCGCATCATCGCCACCGCCCTCGCCTACGGGGTCACCGCTGGCCTTTGCATCGCAGCCTTCTGGCTGCTCCTAATCGTGACGCCCTAGAGCCTATTGCGTCACGCCACGGATACTGCCATAAACTTTCCTGCGACCATCGCACACAAGGGACAACCGCCATGTATCAAGCCATCCAGACCAAATTCCACGGCCCGACCAACACCCGCCCGGCGCGCGTCTCAGCCCGCGCCGACGCTGGCACCATCACGCTGTCATGGGACCATGCTCTCGGCGTCCATGACAACCACAAGGCCGCCGCCGTGGCCCTCGCCCGCCGCTATGGCTGGCCCGAGGATATGGTGGGCGGGAGCCTGCCGGGCTCTGGCTACGCCTTCGTCTGCAACCGCTAAGGGGAGCGCCGCACCATGCAACAATATTGGACCGGCCTTTTGGCCAAGGCACATGCGCTAGAGTACCTCGCAATGCAGGGCTGCGGCCATGAGCCGCTTCCGCCGCTTAATCGCTGCTTGTGGATATGCCCGCCCGGCCCCGATGCGACCGCGTCATGCATCACAAAGACGCGCCAGAAGGGCGCCGACGGGCGCCTTCTATATCGCGTGGACCTCTACCGCGCGGCACCGCCCGCCATCGAGGAGGACTGATCGCATGACTACCACGCTTTCCGTCGTCTGGCGCCGCAACGCAAGCGGCGCCGTCGAAAGCCTCGAAATCCACCAAGGGGACACGCTGCTGCTGGACACGTCCGCGTGCTGCGACCCGGACGCCGCGCTTGAGGATATCCTGTGGAACGCCCGCGCCTACTACAAGTGCGACCCGTCGGACGACACCCTGCCGCCGGACCATGCCGTTGTCGCCATGTATGAGGAACACACCGCATGAGCGCCGCCAGCCCGCCCGCCACGGCCGAGACCGTCGCGCGCCACCTAGAGCTAGCCCACACCCGCCTTGTGGCGCTCCACGCGGACGCGGAGGCGGCCCGCCTCCCGCAAGGCGTCGTGATGGGGCTGCATTGGCTGGCCGAGGACGCCAGCAGCACGCTCGCGCATCTGCGCGGGATGATGGCGGAGAGGTTTGCGCCATGACGACGCTAGAGATACGGGACGAACGGCCGGAGCTATCGCCCCGGCTTGTCGCGCGGCATGAGCGCGTGCGGGACATACCGCCGCCGGACCTGCTGCGCTTCTATGGCGTGCCGGAACACCTACGCGCCATCCTCATCCACGACGACGGCACCCGCCACGTCATCCAGCAGGGCCGCCGATGATCTTCAACCTACTCATCCGCGCCGTGGCTATCGCTGCGGCGACGCTACGCAAAAGGGGGACACCATGACCACCGCCACCATGCACCACCGTTACCGCGGCGAGGATTTGGAACGCTACCGGGCCGCGCTCTATGCCCAATGGCTCGCCAGCCGAGACGGCGTCATAGTTTCGGACGCACACACGCACCCGGATCGCATCACGGTCGAATACGACGGGTGGGACCGCCCGCGCGCCGTCATCTTCTACACGGTCGGGATCGACGTCCGGGTGCGCTTGCCGTGAAAGCGCCCGGCCCGCCGCGAGGGACTAGCGCAGCGGGCCGGGCGATGCGCGGGCCGGGGGAGGGCCGCCGCAGCGCACGACGGGCGCGACCACCGCAGCACCGTCACCGATAGCGTTACACATGAGGGAGACGCACCGCAATGGAGTTTTTAGATTGGCTGAAGCTGGCCCTGGCCGCCATCCTGGCCGCCATAGGGCTGTTCGTACTGGCCGCGTGGGCGCTGCTGCGCCGGATCGACAGGGATGAGGACCGTTGGCCATGATCAGAACCAACCCGCCCGCCTTCCGCACGATCCGCGTCTTGTGCGCCGCCATCGCCATGCAGGAGCAGCTCCTAAAGCTGGCCTATGTGGGCGGCGAGGAGCATTGGCGGATCAACCGCACGCTGGCGGATCTCGGCCGCCAGCTAGACGAGGCCGAGGCCGTATGGGCCAAGCACAACGGGCGCGAGCCCACCAAACTGCCGGAGCGCGTCGCATGAGCCTGACGGAAGACCTCACCGCCCTCGCGGACATGGCCGCCACGCTGGCGACCGAGGGCGACCCTAACCGGGCCATCGTGGCGCTGGAGCTGCTGGCCCTGGTGCTGCCCGACCTAATCGAGCGGGCGCGGCTGCTGGAGGGCCGCACCGTGCCGCCCCATTGGCGCCAGCAGCCGGCATGGGACAGCAGCGCATACCACCCAAACATCGTGCCGCTGCGGGGGCGCTGATGCCGACCTATGCCAGCGATTACATCGCCCGGCGGGTGGCCATCGTCTCCACCGGCCGGGCGCAGGGGATGACGTGGGAGCAACTGGCGGATGAGGTGGGCGACATCTCCGCCAAGGGCTTAAGCGCTTGGTGGGCGCATCAGACCCGCACGGCCCAAGCCGCGGCGCAATTCCGCGACCGCTTCAAGTGCCCAACCGCGCCGCGTCAGACCACCACGGCGCGCAACTGCCTTCGCTGCTCGAAAACGTTTGACAGCGAGGGGCCACATAACCGACTGTGCGGCTCTTGCCGTAACGCAATCTGAAAGGGACCGACACAATGACCGACCGCTTCCACCTCGACTTCCCCGCGAACGCTTGGCCGTTCGTCATCGCCGCCGACGCGGACGCCAACATGACCTGCCGCCAGATGGCCATCCTGGCCACAGCCGCCGAGCATCCCGGCCTTAGCAACCGCCCGCTCGCGAACATGCTGGGCGTCTCCGCGCCCGTCATCACCCGCGCCGCTGACCGGCTCGTTATGCTGGGGCTGCTGCTGCGGATGCAGGACGACGAGGACCGCCGCAAGGTGCGGCTGACCGTCACCGCCGCCGGGCGGCGCCTGCTGCGCGAGATGCACCCCGGCGCATGAGGGTCCGGATTGAGGAGCGCGACCCCCAGCGCCTGTGCGACCTGGCGCGGGCCTGGGGCGTCAAGGCAATCGAAGGCCAGCACCCGGATGTGCTGGCCGTCGCCATCGCAACCGCCTACCGGCGACAGGTAGAGAAGGAGGACAAGGACCATGCACGATAAACATGAGGCCGCTGATGCGGCCATGCATCGCGCCTTCGACGCAGCCGAACGCGTTGCCGTGCTGCTGGACCGGCACGCCTACGACAATGGGGACGACCCGGCGCCCATCGAGGCGTGGACCGACCGGCTGCGCCAGCTAGAGCGCGAGATCGTCAAGACGCTGGGCGAGCCCCGGCGGCGCCTGCCTAGCGGCGGCTTGGTGCCGTCGCGCGACCCGTGGACGGGAGCGAAGCTATGAGCGAGCGCGACCTTCCGCCTGTCGGCGAAGCCTTTGCCATCTGGCACCAGGGCCAGGTCCGGCTGGTGCTGAACGGCAAGACCTACGCCGACGACCGCGTGGCCGACCTGACCCCGGCGCAGGCGCTGCGGCTGGCCGAGACGCTGGTGCGGTCGGCGCGGGAGGCGCTGGCCGGATGAGCGAACAAGAACGCGCGGCCTGGAGGGAAGGCTTCCTGGCCGCGCTGGTGATGGCCGAGCGGCGCTGCAAGGACGCCGCCCGCTATGTGCGGCTGCGCGCTCGCACGGGTGAGGACCACACGGTCGCCAGCACATACGAGCAGGCCGGGGCTATGGTCCGCGGCCTGCCGGTGCCGGAGCCCTTCCGGGAGCCCACAGGGCTGGATTACCGGGCGGGATGATGCTGACGCAGCTCAACCCGCCCCTGCCGCTGCTCACGCCGAAGGGCAAGGCGTGGGCGCATCTGGTGATCGACTACGGCCCGGAGGCAGACCTTATGTGGGTCTGCTTCCAGGACGAGGACGGCGCGTGTTGGACCTGGTGCAACCGCGACGTCCGGATCCAGGCCAACGCGACCCTAGGCCGCGTCACCCCACGACCTTGAGATCCACGACCTTCGGCGCGGAGGGCTCCTCGATCATGCGCCGAAGGTCGCTCTTGCTCAGACCCCGCGCGAGTTCGGGCGCGGCGAAGATGTGCTTCTTCGTCCGGTGATCCGTCGAGTCCACCCGCCCGATATCCACCCAGCCGGCCTCTTGGATTGCGTGCAGCAGCGCCGCCTGCGGCACCTTCGCGCCCGACGGCATCACCGCCTGGAGACGGTCGCAGAGCGCGTGGAACGGGCCGCCGATGACGCCACGGGCGAACTCGCCCCGCCGGTCCCGCACCAGCTCGACGATGACGCTTTCGGCCATGCTCATGCTATGCTCGACCAGCGACGTCTTCACGTCCGTCATGGGCGGCGCGGCGCCAGGATTGAACGCCGACACGTCGCGGGCATACAGCCAGCGGGCAATGGCTTCGAACCCGCCCTGTTCCTTATACCAGCGCCAGATCGCCTGCGCTTCCTTCGGGTCCATGCGGCCCGTGGTGGACCAGATGACGAACCAGCGCCGGTCGTCGCTCGACAGCGTGAGCGGGATCATGTCGTTGGAGAATGCCAGGACGAAAGCCCGGTTCAGCGTGTCGTAGGGGTGCAGGCCCTTGCGGTTGACCACCAGATACTCCGGCGGGGCGGCGATGATCGGCTTCAGCCGGTTCGCCAGCGCCCGGCGCTCCCGCGCCTCCGGCTCCTTCAGCTCGTTCAGCAGGATGACTTCGCTTTCCAGCGCGTAGCCCCATTGGCTGTTGATCGTGTCCCCGTCGATGAGGCCGCGGTTGACCAGCGTCGGGCCGCAGACCGCCCACATGAACGGCGCCCACATGGTATCCTTACCGCTGCCGCCGTGGCCGCCGTGCAAGATCGCGTGGTTGATCTTGACGCGCGGGTTCTGGACCTTGAACGCCATCACGTCCCAAATGTGGTCGAGGTCAGCCTGGTCCGGCACCAGCCGCTTGCAATGCTCGACCCAGCGCGACACGTCGCCGCCCGGCGCCTTCGACACGTCCGGCCGGGCGTTGACCCAGCGGTTGCCGTAGACCTCGGCGTTGCGCGACACCAGCACGCTTTCGCCAGCGGCGTAGGTCACGCCCACCAGCACCCGCGCGCCCATCGCCTGCCGGTTCTCGTCGTAGCAGGTGCTGGCCTCGATCTTCTTTCCGCTGTGGATGGACTTGCAGGGGATGTGGCGGAACAGGGCGTTGAAGGCGTTCCGGCTGATCTCCCGCCGATCCAGAAGGTCGAAGTAGCAGTCGTCCGACAGGACATAGGCGAACCGCTCGTACCAACCCGCCTTCTCGACCCGGCCCAGCTCCTTGCGGTCCACCTCTGCGATGATCTCGGCGGCGCGGTCGGGGAAGTTTTCGGTCGGCGTCAGCTTGTCGAGCGTGCGGGACATCTGCTCCGCCAGCAGCTCATCCCGCAGGCCGTGGCCAGCGCGGGGACCGCCCTGGTCGCAGACCCACTTGAGGAAAGCCGCGCTGTCCAGATGCTCGCAATGGCTGTGGTAGCAGCAGAAGGCGCGATTGATCGGGCTGTAGCGAGCCTCGCTCTGGCCGGTGGTATGCTCTGCCGCGTTCGGGCAGACGACGCCCAGCCAGCCTTCCTGGTTGACCGCCGACAGGACTAGGCCCTGCTCGTTCAGCCACTCCAGCACCACATCCTTGCCCGTGTCGCGCAGCCGGAAGACGCCCTGCGAGGCCGTGTCGGCCGGCGCTGGCGTGACGCCCAGCGCCTCGCAGATCTGCGGGAGGGTAAATTCACGGTCGGGGTGGAACTCCACCAGCCGCGCCTTGAAGCCGTCGCGGCCGGGCTTGAGGTTGACCGAGCCCGGCAGTCGGAAGTTGCGGACGGCGTTGGTCGCGCCGGGGTCGGTGTAGCCCGCCTCCGCGATGGCCGTCATAGCCGCGGTGAACTCACCCTTCGTCGGCTGCTCCGCGAAGGCGTAGCCCCATTGGAACGAACCCTCGCTCGTCTCCATGATCCAGGTCGGGGCCAGGGGCGGCGTCTTCGCCTTGGTGCCCACGTCGTCCAGCATCATCACCAGGACGTATTCGCAGCAGGCCGCCGCCGCCGACGGCTGGCCATCCTTGAAGCGGTCGATGATGAAGGATCCGGTATTGCCGTACCACGACCCGCCGTCGTTCCGCCGCTTGGTGGGCAGGAAGGCAGGCCAAGTGTATTTCGGCGTGCCGTCGGCGTGCAGTGCCTGCTGGCCGTCCCGCAGGACCGCCTTCTGCCGCACCACCAGCAGCGTCTCGTTGGGCGGCGCAAGCCCCTGCAAGAACTCTACGAAGTCCATCGTCTCCCCCTTACTTGCCATATCTGGTCATCACCGCAGCCTCGATATTGAGCGGTATCCCTGCCGCCCAGGCTGGTGGTGAACACATGATGCGCTGCATGGCGGCCTGCGCCGCCTCCGGGTCGCTCGTCTCGACCACCACCTCGTCATGGACGTGCAGCACGACGTCGTGACCCTCGGCCTCTAGCTGGCGCAGGGTATGACGAAGCAAATCGTGCGCGGTGGCCTGGGTCACGTTCTCGCACGCGAGCCCTCGCCAGAGCCGCGCGCGGGGCCACTCTTTCGCGTCCGCTGCCGGTTTCCAGGAGGCTTTCGCATAGGTGATGCCCTCGGGCTCCAGCCGCGCGAAGGGATAGCAGAGGACGCGGCCGGAAGGCAGAGCATACCAAAGATGCTGGCCGTCGAACAAATAGGTGATGTGGCCAGCGGTGAATTCATGGCCCTTGTTCCGCATCGCCCGCGTGTAGGCTTCCTCCAGCCCCTGCCAGAACGGCACCGACCAGGAGTTCGCCCGGCGCCACGCATCCACCATCTTCCTGGCCTCGCTCTCGGGCAGGTTGATGCCGTAGATCCGGCCCATGGCCGCGAAGGCGCCGACGCCGCCAGCGAAGCCGCAGGCCAGCTCCTGCACCTTGCCGA